CAAATCCTTTAGTCGATTGAAAATTGGCATTTGATGTTGGCAAAAACTCACAATTCATCACAGTAATGTTCTCACATGGTGTACCATCAAACGTGTTAGATTCTTGAGGTAAATGAGGGAAACTACCATATGTACATGGATCAATCTGTACTAATTCAGCATTTTGGTTAGCACCGGCTGGAATACCGCTAAAAGTACATCCATCAAATAGTACATCTTTCATTGCACATAGTTCAAAAATATGGTCATTCCAAGAGTTAGAAAAGTCTACACTTACAAAGCTAATATTTTTACCATGAATAAATGAACAGTTACCACCGACTATTTTTCCATTCTTGAAATGAATATTACCGTTGCCGTTATATTTAAGTACATCTACATCGGTGGAATCAAAGTTGTAAAAACCATGACAAAGGTCAGGGTCTTCTAAGAACGAAGGTAGATTAAAATTAATTACATGATTATTTATATCAAAGATTAAATTTCTGCCTAAAGTAATTGTCTTTGTGAAAGTAATATCATTGTCTAACACAACATATTTAGGTTTGTCATCAGCAAGAATCGTCTGAATCTCATCTTCAGTTTGTGAATTAATGTGAATTACATATAGATTTTGATTAATTAAATCAATATCTTCACGGGCTTGGCTATCTTTGATATCATAAGTACCAGATTCTATTCTGATTTTCGATATATCACTCATTAGGCACTCCTTTCTGTTAGATAAAATACGAGAGTTTCTGTCTCTTCTTCATACATTGCATCCATGAAGATGCTATTAAAGTATTCATCTAATTTTTGTTCAAGTACATTATTGAAAGCGACGATTAAATCATTCAGTTTTTCAATAATACAGATTAAACATTCATAATAGCTTAATGATTCCACAAACGTTGTTGGTAGTTCACCAACTGTAATTTTGTGGCATCCGCCCATATGTATTGGTCTTATTGATGTCATTTAATTCCTTTCTAGTAGACGCTCATAAATAGCACGCCTACATCTTTAATTATATCACGGTTAATCATGATGATATTTTGTCGGTACTGTTCGACCATCTTTTGGGAAGTAGCCGAAACACCAGAGTTACCTACAGTCCTCTTCTCATAATGTTCATTACCACTCCCGGCAGTTTTAGACGAATCATTCATGGTATTTTCAGTTTCGTTAGCACCGGTAGAGGATGCGTAATTACCTTGTAGAATAGCAGATTTACTAATTTGTCCTTGAGGAGTATCGGAATTGACCGTGAGACCAGAGCCATTAGAGGTCGATGTGGAGTTAGAGCTACTCTGATTATCCGAACTTCTATCATATATTTCTTTAACATCTACGTTCACTAGCGGATCGTATTTGATCGAAGCAGAATAAATGAGTGGAGCTTTTTCTTCCATCAACTCGCACATCATCACTCGGGCTTGATGTTTAAAGAGTCCAGGAGTTTCTAGACCTATCTCATACATATAGTAGTGATCTATAATCATCTGGGCTAGTTTCTCTTTACTCCAGGTACCTCTCTCATTAATTACCGCAATTTCCTCTGGCGAAAGATAATCAGATAACTCATAATCAGAGAACCAGCTTTTCACTTCATCTTCACCGCATAATTCAATTACAGTTCTAAGTTGAATTGTATATCTACTCATTTCCCTCCTTTACTTCAAACATGGTACCGTTACTTAGTAGCATCATTAGTTTAGGCTTCCGCATTTTGATCCTCCATTTTCTCAATATCATATTCAGAGATGATTGACTCATTCTCTTTAATAATATTGTACAGGTCGCTTCGAAGCTTCACATCAATCGCTTTATCTGTACCAGTTAAACCAAACTTGTCATTAAATTCCTTGCAAGCCTGTTTTCGTGGAATCAGATAAGATTGCATATTCATGTTGACTAATTCATTGTTTGAATCAGCTTCCGAAGTGATTAATCTTTCCCTCTTTTCAGATAGGTTAGAAATACCGAGGAAGGTTAGAAAGTCATTCCAGATTTCCCTCATGTAAACCCTGATGTCATTCGCAATAAATGGAGCGTCAGTCTTTAACACTGTGATCGAGTTCTCAGCTAAGAGGTTTTTATCACCAGTAATTACTGGACTGTTACCATCATACTGTGCATACACATTCTTTAGAGATAACTCCTGATTTTTATCTGTCAGCATTAGAATCGGAGTCTTTTGAGCCTTGATATTAATATCAGCGGTTCTTTGTGCATCAGTTAGCCTTTCAGCGTACAACTCAATCGTCGAACAGGTTGGAACCCTTTGGAAGTTATTCATCACTAGAATACATTCTTCTTCAGCCGGAAGATTAGAACCCGGAATATATAATTCTCTCTCTTTATTATAGGAATATGAGTAACAATTTAACTTCGTCGGTAACCCATATATGTTAAAGTACCCACTGTCGGCAGCCTGTGTATTAATGAAATTATAATCTTCATCCCAGAGCAATGCCGCCTGACCTTTGTAATAGAGAGTCATTTCGAGATAACGGGCGTTCATCGAGTCCGGTAAGTTGATCCAGTTAAACATCGAGAGAGCTATCTTCTTCATCCTCTCTAGGTAGTCAATATAAGTAGCCGAATTCACTAACATTGCATCAGTAAACTCACTGTTTATACTCTTTTTTCGTGGTTTTCGTATCATTCTCATACTTAAATTATATCATTATTCTGACTGTAATCCCCGAAGGTAGCAGGGTTATGCCAGAAAGTGATACCCTTGTCAAACATTGATTTTATTTCTTGTAAATCATCCTGTGGAATATCAGCGTCAATATAACATCCCACGGTCTTTACATAGTTCCAGTTTCTTCGACCAGTAATATTTGGAACCTTCACTCGGTTTGTTTTATATCCGTACTGACTTAAGAATTCATCAATACATCTAGCATATTCAGCTTTAATACTCATTGGCATGAAGGTGAATTGACTTCGCCATTTACTCCAAGCGATGTCGCTAGAGTTGATATTGCCCTTTACCTGATCAGCAACCATGTTAGCACGAGATTTCGCTAGATGCTGTTCCCTCGCTTGTTTGATGATTCCACTACCACCAGACGCTGCAGCACTAACCAGTCCTAGTCCTAGAATACCAGCACCACCTCCACTCATCGCAGCACCAATTACACCACCGGTTAAGGCAATGGTACCGGCCATGATGTCATTATTCATCTCGGCTCGCATATTGATGCCATTTTGAGTTAGCCAGTTAGTGTAGGAATCTGAATTCCATGAACAGAGTGGATATTTAGCACCGTTGATCGAGAAGTCATAGCCATTCTCGCTGTCAGAGATACCTTTATAATCTACAGGTACTGCTTTTGTCGACCCCGACGGGCAGAGTATACCTTCAACCTTAAATTTAACACCGTCACTAAAGTCTTCATAGCGGTAAGGTACGGTGGTACCTACGTTATTACCCACGTTAATAAATTGAAATGGATAACAAAGCATCTTTTTATTAACAGGCGTATACCCATCAATAGTGGTAGGTCGAGTGTAAGTTGCAGGATTGCTAGTTAGAGTAACCGTACTGCTACTTTCTAACGGCATAGCTAAACCACCACAGGTTGCAGGGGTTAGTGAAACTGGATTGATTGAAGCTAGTGTCAAACCAAATTTAACACTGCCGACCAGAGCTTTAGGTAAGATATAAATGTTTTGGATAGCATCAAGAAGACCAGCATTTTGGTACACGTTAATTACTTCCCTAGCACTTAAGATTACTGAAGAGTTATAACCTAGAATCAGATGATAAAGACCAGAGGGTACACCATTTACATATTGTGTCGGGGAGCCACCACCATCTATCCATTGATAGTTCAAGGTCTGATTATTTCCTCGGTTTTCAATCTGTGTAACGTCAATCACTATTACCCAATCACCAACACCACTATAATCACCACCGAAGTTAGTGACATTACCGTTAGTAATAAATTCTCCTAACTCCAAATCTTCAGGTAAGGTGTTACTTCCGATGGTGTCATCATTGGTATGTTCCCTGTCAATCAACACCGGCTTAAAGGTAAGGTCAAATTCCCAGGTCATCCAGACATCGGTCTTAATCGAAACTGCCGTAACTGAATCGTTAAGATATTCCATCCCTGTTATAAAAGCATAAAACCACTTATTAGAATAAGCGGTGTTTCTATACATAACATAATTATAGGACAAAATATCATCCATCTGAGCTGGAATCCGGAGAGTTCCATCTTTTCTCTGATAAGTAAATTTATCAAAACCAAGTTTAGGAAGGGAATTAAAGTAATTGTACTGGGCAGTAGCACTAGCAAAAGTGAGCTGATTAATCTCATCTATTTCGAGCGGTACTTTGAGTAAATACACATCGGTTTGAGGTGTTATTACAGCCATTAAAATTCCTTTCTTAAAAAGGGAGGGGAGAGGACTCCCCATCCCTATTAAATGCTATTTAAGCACCTGTAACTGTTACAGCAATGGTATCAGTAATACCAGTACCAGCAGTTAGAGTAATAGTTGCAGTACCAGCTTCAACACCGGTGATTTCTACTGTTTTACCCTTAACTTCTACAGTTGCTTTACCTTCGGCAGACGAAGCAGCGGTTACAGTAGTCGTTGCATTGGCTGGAGTCAAGGTAAATGGCACAGTGGCTTTAGCACCAGCAGCGACGCTAACAGTGTCTTTACCGGCAGTGATAGCAGTTGCATCAACGGTTGGAGCAGAAGTTGCAAAGACTACAGCGTTAGCAAAGAGTGAGTAGTTAACCATACGAACATCGTTAAGTCCATATTGCCAGGTGCGGTTGTTCATATTGTAGAATTCATCCATAGCAAAGTCTTGAGTGCGAATCTTGAACCAAGCACGATCAGCAATCATAGCTTTGATTTCACTACCATCTACAGCGACAGTACCATCTTCAGCATATTCACTGAAGTCGTCGACAACTATGACTCTACCGAGGAAATCGGTTTCACTCATGTTGAATGCACGAGCAAGAACTTGCACGTCAATCAAAGCTTCGATATCAGCAGAGATTAACACCACGATATCTTCTGGGTTAGACCAAGTCTTAAGAGCGAGTTCACCGCCTTTAACCTTGTTCCAAGCATTGTACTTGGTGGAAGGCACTTGCATCTTGGTGTAAGTAGCACGCATCGCTTGAATCATCGCCTTAGCAGTCTGTTCATCTTGTGGGTTAGAGATGATTTCATACTGAACATTGTTACCCTTGAAGGCAGCGGTGACAAGTCCTTTAGTCTGGCGATAGCGGGTTTCATAGGCACCATTGTAGAGCGAGTTGATATAGCCAGAAATCATGGATTCAAGTGACGACCAAGAAGTAAAGGCATTGCGGATCTTCTCACGAGTGAGGGTCACCATGTACTGAAGGTCAGAGTTGACCGAGAGGTACTGAACTGCGACCTGTGCTTCGTACTTCTGTAGTAAGCCAGCAAAGTCGTTGACATTGAAAGCACGAGCTTTCGCAGGATTTATGTATGCCTCTTCCACGAAATTTCCGAGTGGCATTCTTTCACCTTCGAGCTGTGCTAGAGGGTTGTTGAAGGTCTTGTTATTAACAGCCGTTTCGACCACCTTCTTAAGAAGCGAAACGAAGTCATTTAACACATTGGTGTTAGAAGGGTCAATGATTGGAGCACCAAACTGACCGATAGTAGTGGTATCAGTAACCACTGGAACATACTGATGGTAAATTTTACCTTCAGAAACTGACATCTCACGCATAGCATTGAGTGCAGTCTGTAAACCTAAACTAGGATACATTTTATTCCTTTCTATTAAAGTTAATGTAAGAAATTGCCTCTAGAATCAAAGGCATCCTTCAGATTAATTTTAGGTGAGTCATCTTCTTTAGCCTCTGGCTTTTCCGATGAGGTAAAACCCATAGGTACCTTCTGAAGTAAAGCACCATTTGCACTAACTAGTTTATCATTACGATCCTGCAGGGTAGCGATCTTCTTATCTCTATCAGCGAGAGCTTTCATATTCATAGTATTACCGGTGAGTATTTCGCCCACGGTATCAGAGATAGTAGCAAACGCTTCTTTCCCTAGAGTTTCTTCAATCCTACCAGTCAGTTCTAAAATCTTATCATCATCCATAATTTTATTATAGCACATTAATCAGAGGAATATTCGGTTTTAAGAAGGGCATCAAGTACATCCCACATGAAATGATAAGCATCGGTAATACTGCCAACTATGTATGAATTATACTGAAACGCTTCACCTAAGATTTTGAATAGTGTCTTAATATCCATATCAATAATATCTGTGTATTCTGGACTTTCTTCACACAGTTTATTAATATATGCATAGTAAGCATCTTTGATTCTCTGACATTCAGATGGTTTTTCTTGAATCTGCTGTAGATAAGTTTTATCAAAAGGATATCCCATTAATACCTCCCTCTAATTTTATTAGCATAAATTACCCACGGAAACCGCCTTTTTGCTGTAACTACATCTCCCGTTGGAGTGGGCGGTGTCGCCCAATCATTATAGCGAAAAGCACCACCAAAATCATTTAAAGTGTAGTGGTCGAGAGCGACGGAACGGCGGCCATTAAAGTTCTGGGTATATAGACCGTAAGTAGTGGTAGATGGACTATAATCTTCATTAATAAAACCGGCATGGCCATAGGTTCCATCAGTGGATATTACAATATCACCACGTCTTAACAGGGTTTTAGACCCGATATAGGTAAGACCTGTAATCTGGTTAGCTGCCAAGGCATCGGCGTTTAGAACACCCCATTTAACACCGTGATTAGTAGCCGATGGGTCTGAAGGTGGATAAGTCCAGTATTTAGAACCGAGATGATTCCAAATTAGATTCACATAGTCCCAGCACTCTCCAGCACCTACGGTAGTGCCATTAGTAGAAGTAATAAAAGCATCAAAAGTGGTAAATATTGCCATTTAATTCATTCAGCCTTTCCGGTATCGGGAGCCGATGGAACTGGTTCTGGGGAAGGGGTAGGTGTAGGAATGTAGGATAGTGGCGTATATCCTCCAATAAAGTTTTTTACGTTGATGTTTATTATATTTGTACCAGCACCACCGACTCCATATTCACAAGGGATTCCTCCCTGATTTTCACCTAAGCAGGTGACATACCCATTATTTACTTTAGATAAAGCCATGCAGATGTGACCTGTGGTTTTACCATTTAATACAATCCATGTGCCTTCTTGAATTTCATCAGTATTCCAGATGACTTTGAATTTATCACCGGCATTTTGTTCTGAACAGTCCATCATTCCCTTAGCTAGTCCAGTTCCACAAGTAGATACATCAAATCCGGCATAATCCCACCAGAAGGCACGAGCCAGTGAAACACATTGCGCACCAAAGAAATTTGAGGCTACTATACAACGATTAAGAGTAGAGTTCTTAAAAGCTTCAGGGGAACTAGTATCTACCTCTTCTATAGCACCCTTTTCATAATAGAGAGCCTGATTGTTAGGATCTATAGTGTCCTGAAATTTACCGCCACCATCTATATCTTCAACCGTAGGGATTTCTTCAGTGTATTCGCCTAGATCACCTTGTTCTCCGATATTTACAGGCATGTTATTATCGGCATACTGGATTTCAAGTGTAACTTTATTTTCAGATAGTTTGATAGCTCCAGTGACACCAAGTCCGGCAAGTAAAGCAACAGCACCTGGGATAACAATTTTCCACCATTCAAGTTTCTGATTCTTTTTGGCTTTTTTCTTAGTTGTTTTCTTTTTACCACCACAACCCATAATTTTCTCCTTTCTATAGGTTAGTTTGATTAATTATTAATGGTAAATTACCTGTTACTTTAGATAAATATCCATAACGTGTTAACCATATTATAACATGAAAAAGGGAGTGACTTTGCACTCCCAAAATAAAAAATGTGCTATCACCTCCTTTCTACAGGCGATCAATGACTGATTCTAATTATAACATTACCTGTGGAAAACTTTTCAAAAAATCGTGATTTTATATACTTAAGGGTATTGACAAATATAAGGTTAAGGTGTATAATAGAGGTATATTAAATATAATAAGAAAGGAAACCATGAAAGAAAGTGAACGGTTAAGAAAAGAAAATGACGAGTTACAAAAACAAGTTGAAACTTTTCTAGAAAACGTGATCGAAGAAATCAACCAACAACTTAAAGAGATGAGGGGTAATTAAATGGAGGAGTTAGAGAAAGCACATCAAGATTATGAAGAACGGAAGAATGAAATATTGACAAAGTTACAAACCATGAAGTCTATTCCTACTTTACGTTTACATGAAATAATGTGGTTAGACCAAGTGATTGAATTTATTAAGGAGAAAGAGATATGAAACTGAAGAAGAAGCAAAACAAGCTTATCAGTTAGCTAAATCAGGACAAGATTATCAGACAACTCGCCGTAAGTATTATATGTTACCAAAGCATATATCTAAACAATACGGAAAGTATGTAATATTCGTGCAGAAGAATAGAATAAGACTTCGTAAAACAGGAATAGATACACTTGAAGAAGCGATTAGCTGGCGAGATAACTTTTATAAAATTTTGGAGAAAGAGGATTAAGAAGATTTCAGGGACGAAAGAGGGCGGTAAGAAAGCAGCCGCCACAAATAAATTAAGAAATGGTGAAGACTTTTATGCTCGAATTGGCAGAATCGGTGGAAAAGTCTGTGGAAAAAAGGGGTTTGCGATGAATCCTGATCTAGCTAGAAGAGCTGGAGCTATCGGTGGTAAATTAAGTAAGAGAGGACCAAATAAGAAATGAGAGAAAAGAAATTATCAATAGATAAGATTGCTAAAGAATTAGATAAGAAAGGTTTTATAGTCTTATCACCTATCTGCATGAGTTGCATGATGGAAACTGAATATCAGTTAATAAATATTTATTCATCAATCTTGTTTAAGATAGAACAAGTGGATGAAGAATTATACTCGTTAACAGTTATTTTATAGTAAAATCAGTATCAGCTAGGATTACTCCACCTTGAACGTACTTGTATGTAAGTTTGTGGTGGAGTTTTTCGATCTCATCTTCCGAGGCTCCATTTTTGCTAGCGAGTTTCACCATCTCTTCAATTGAAAGTCCACTGGTAGAAAATCCCTTCTTAAAGTTCTCAAACGTAATAAGCGGTGCTAGGTATTTTGGAAGCCCTGCCACCGTGGGATATAATTTACCATCTACCTCTTCAATGTAACATTTAGCTCTAATAAACATGGCACGAGTGGCAAAACCTTCTTTAGCCCAGTAACCCAGTTTGTAATCATCTATTTGTATAATATCTTTTAATTCTTCCAAATCTTCATCAGTTAAACTAGCATGGATTGAGTCAGTATCGGAATAGTAATATCTATCTTCGTCATATTTCTTCATTGTATAATCACGAATAATCTGACTAGTTTCAATTGTTCTTTTACGACCATAAGCAGTAGTGAAGGCTGCAACAGGAACATATACTGGTTCCCTTTCCTCTGCGGGAAGTTGGGTAAATTTAATAACACCTTCATCATTCATATATGGTCGTTTCTGCCTTGCTATTGGAGATAATCCATAGCGACCATAAATTGAATTTAAACAGAGCTTGGCCAGCATCCTCTGCTGTGCATTTCCCTCTTTACCAGCTTTAATCTTTTGTTCAGTCCAGTAATTAATGTAATTATCGAACATACCGGTGGCAGACATGAACTTCCAACCTCCACCATAACTAGGTGAATAGATATTGTATTGTTCTTTGAATAGTTCCATATCTGGTTTTGTAAGATACAATGTAACTTTTTCACCTTTACTCGATGTAACATATTCAGTTGGATTAAAATCAAAATGAATGTGGCGTTTAATCTGAATTGATGGTATTTTATTTGGTTTAATTTCAAAACGACAGGTAATAGACTGAACATATAACGGATAGATTGGATCATACTGATATTCACCTTCAAAAAACTGTGGTACAGAAAAAGGCATGGGGTAATTAACAAGGCATGAAGGGTATAAAGAGTTGACATCGAGAATTGTAACATTCTTTACAGGCTTTTCTGTCCATTTTGGATTAGCATAGGTAAATCCACCTTTATATGCAGCACGAATATCTTTATCTACTTCTTTAGATAACACTGGAAATTTCTTTCTAAAACCTACCATTCTCTTCTTAAAGTCAGCCATTGCGTCTGAAGCGATTGTCATCTTATTCATTCCCTGTTCAAACATGAATTTAAGAGCCAAACTCATAATCTCAACATCATTCTTAATGTACGCTATTTCATTTTCATCTAACTGATAACCAACAGGTCGGTATTTCTTATAATCTATTTTAAGTTTACGAATCGGCAGATTAAAACCCTTCGCTACATTCTCAACCGAGAAATTTAGAATCTTCATTGAATCAAAAAACTCCACTTTATGATATCTCTTATTCATTTTCTTAAAATAAACTGTAATAGAGTAAAATTGACCCATATCAGTAATAAGAGTTGTGAAAGTATTATCTCCGATTTCTTCTTTACTTGATACCCATTGGTAATCATTTAAGAATAAGTAGTTTAGGAGGAAAATGCTGTCAAATTTCAAATTATGATACCATATCTTGAGATTATCTTTAGAATTAATAATTCGCTCAAAAAATTCATCAATAGAAGTACCCCAAATAAATGTCTGATCTTCAATATTACTCATTGAGTACGCCCACACACGACAATCATTTTCATCTGTTGTGGTTTCAAAATCAGCCGTCCAACAGTTCTTTAGCTTCATTACTGTTACCTATTTTTAGCTTCGTCAATAAGTAAATCAATTTCATCCATCAGTGTATCAACATAACCTCTTGCATCCTTAGTACTAGCATTCATTTCATTTTTATTTTTAGGACTATCTATCAAAGCATAAATACGCTTAATTGTATCTGAACTTTCATATACATAATAAAACTCTTCATGATTTAACTTTTTGAATTTATCGAAAAACTCCTTTCGCTTTTCTTCTGGTATATTTGTTCTAGCCATGACTTCATCTATTTCACTCATAAAACCACGGTAACTAGATGCCCATTTATTACGACTACGAATAAACGATTTGATACTGCCTTCGATATCTTCAAATTGTTCTTGATTAATATTATTTAATTCATAATCCAAGGCTCTACGATTAGCTAAAATTGTATTAAGTCTATCCTGTTCACTTGGGAATCGACCAACTCTACTAGATAATATTTCAGCTTCTTTATCATAAAATTTTTTAGCCTGTTCAAGATTATTTTTAATATGTTCAACATTCCAAGCTACTGATTTTACACCGCCAGCAAGCTCAACTTCTCTTAAACTATCCCTTCTAAAATCGTTTAAAAGAGATAATTCACGATTCAAATTTTCTCGTTTATCATAGCGTCGTTTAAGTTCTGACACATATGCTTTGTCTGGTAAATTTTTAAACCCTGCCCGAATCGCAGTTTTACGTCTTCGGTTAAAATTTGAAACTTCCCTGCGAATAATTTTATTGTAATCGTCTGTAAAACGAATTGACATGTTACCTCCTGTGCCGCTGTGGCTGTAACTTCTTGCGACATTTAACTTACCTGCGATCTGGCCTATAGTGGAGAAATAGCTGAATTGGTAAGCACCACAATGGTTAATTAAGCTTGATATTCGTCATCGTAATCTACTGAGAATACTTTGACTGGTCTACCAGACTTAGTTTGTTCCTCACCTTTGTAGGTAATCCAAACGTAGCTTCCCTCTGGAATGTTGTTGAACTGGTTGCCGAGAGAGGCTGAAGAAAAGACTGCCCATTTTTCACCGTCTTTATCTTGAATTACATATTTTGAGGCTTCACCAAATTTACCTGAATAGACTTCTTTTTTAAGATAAATACCTTCAAGTGTTGCACCTACCTCTAGGTTTTTATTCCATGTCTTTGCCATTTCAATTGCTGCTTTTCTCATTTTGATATCCCTTTCTTTAATTTAATATATTGTATTCCTTTTGGTAATTTAAACTTTTGTTTTAGTGACATCTATTAGTGTATTATCTCCTTTCTTATTATATTTAGTGATAATTTAATTGTAAATAATATTTTGATAGAATTCAAGATTGATTTTGTTGCAGTTTATGTTGTAATTTTAATAACTGGGGTGGAGGTTGTGGAAAAGTATGTGTAAATGTGGAAAACTTGATATAATTAAAGTAGCTGAAGGGCATACAGCCCGATAGCAGCATTACCTACAGCTAGATGGTACTGTTAAGGTTTAATAAGTGTCATGTGGAATCATCCCAGCGGAAGACGCTGCCACGGCACTAGTCTGCTAGGTAAACAGTGTTAAACTACAGTATCACTCTGGCTGTTTTTATTAGAGGATGATATGGAAGAAAAGAAAGATATTTTTTGGAAGCCGGATAGATTATTTAGCTTCCCATTTTTATTAGGATTTGTGATCGGCGAGCGCGGAGTTGGGAAGTCATTTTCGA